TCAAACTTTATTTAACGTTCTTTTTTTACTCGCTATATAACGATAAACTTTATCCAACTGATCGTCACTAAGTTCTGTCAAACTACCAACTGCATAACGTTCTTCAAGATGAGCTCGTAGCAAAGGTTCTATTCCCATTTGTTTTACATTAGTGTGAATATAACTATATTTTTTCTTGCGCCATTCATTACCAATCTTTTTAGGAGCTGATTTAGCAGAGTTTAAGCGTCCAATCCATTTACGCAAGTAAAGCTCTGCTTTATCATACATATCTATCGGAATTAATCTATATGCAGTAACCTTACAATGTCTATTTAATGTACTCCATACAGCTTGATAACTTTTAGGTTTTTGTTTTAGTTTCTGCTCTAAGATAACGATTTCGTCAACAAGATCGTGTAATGTTCTTGCCATTTTTTCATTGATATGAGTTTTATTAGGTTCAACCGCTGCTTTTGTTTTTGTAACAAGCTTCTCGGTCTTTATATTATTTATTGTCCCATTTCCGTATACCACATTATTGTTATCTCCCGTTACAGAAGAATTATTTGATGGGGCTAAAGTCTCCTCTGTACTTTTAGAGCGAATCCCTGTAATTACATATTGAACATCAACCCCTAGCTGAGCTGCTCTGCCTAAAAACTCGGCTGAAATCCCAGTTCTTCCTATTTCATTTAATCGAAGCGACTCACGACTAACATCTGTTTGATGGGCAAAATCTGCCTGTGAATAGCCTAATCTGGATCTTTCTTCTACTAAGCGAATTCCCATATCTTCGCGTGTAATTGCCAATTCCATAAAAAACCTCAAATAAATTACAAAAATATTTTACATGCCAAAAATATTTGGCATGTAATAAAATTATTGAAACAATTAGTTGATGTAACTAATTGAATTAAGTTGTTGTAATAGGTGATTTTATGAGTCCAAATGAAATTTATCAAGCACTAACAAATCGAAATCTGAATGTTGCAATGATTGCGGAGTCATTGGGAGTATCAAATCAGGCTGTTTCTGTTGTAATCAAGCAAGGAAAGAATAGCCAACGGATTGCAAAGGCAATATCTCTCGCCATTGAAAAACCTTTAGATCAGGTTTTTCCACATTACGCTCAAAATCAACAAAAGAAAGCTCTTCGGGAAGAGAAAATTTCCCAATTAAGAAAAAAATTTGCTCAAATTTAGGTGAATTATATGTTTGAGCTAAAAGAGTTTTATAGCGTTCAGGAATTATCAACTTTCAATGTTTCAAGCTTACCTGGCAGCATTAGAAGAATTTCAGATAAAGCCAAACGTGAAAACTGGCAATCTCGCAAACGTGAGGGACGTGGCGGTGGTTTGGAATACGCCCTAGCCTCAATGCCCGAAGTTATCCAAACCGAAATCCGTAAGAAATTTGTGGTCGATGTAGTGAAAGCTCAACCGAAACAACTCCTCTCAGTGCGTGCAGAAGTGGATTTGGCGAACCTAACTACAAAACAACGCGAGATAGCAGATGCTCGAATGGCGTTAGTGCAGTATGTGCTAGAGCTTGAACAGTCAATGAGTCGAATTAAAGCGGTGACTTATTTATGTGATCTTGCAAAAAATGGCAAGTTGCCTGCACACCTTGCAGAGCTAATTGAAGTGGCGAATGCTAAGAAATCAGCTAAGCGGACACTAAGTGTGCGTACCTTAAATGGTTGGGTGGTGGATTACTGCAAAGCCAAGAATGTAGAGCAACGTTTGAAATTGCTTGCTCCACAAGTGAAACAGGCGGTTAAGCCTGAAGAGATTTGGTGGCTAACCTCTTTTTTAGGTGTTTACCGTCAGAAAAATGGGATTTGTTTAACGGAAGCCTATCGTCAATTTAAAGTTGAATGGGCAAGTAATTATCAAGAAAACCCGATTTTACTCGCAGAAATGCCAAGTTTGAGCCAAGTGCAACGAGCGATGGCAAAGCTACCGCTCTATGTAAAAGAGTATGGCAGACGAACAGGCTCACATTACAAAACGTTATTAAGTTATGTGAAACGGGATTGGTCAGCATTAAGAGCAAATGATGTGTGGATTGGGGACGGTCACGCCATGAAACTGAAAGTGGCTCACCCAATACATGGCAAGCCATTTACCCCTGAATTAACCATGATTATTGATGGTGCAAGTCGAAAAATTGTGGGGTGGTCGATGGCATTAGCGGAAAACGCTTTTGCAGTAGCAGATGCCCTACGTCACGCCATATCAACACATGGTGTCCCAGCTATCTACTACTCAGATAACGGTGGTGGGGAAAAGAATAAATTTTTAGATGCGGAAGTAACGGGGATGTTACCCCGCTTGGGTATCAAGCACGAAACAGGGATTGCAGGTAATCCGCAAGGGCGTGGGATTATCGAAAGATTAAACAAAACAGTGGGGGGGGGGGTTATTGATTGCACGCCAGTTTGAGACTTACTACGGCACAGGGGCAGACCCTGAAACCACTCGCAAGGTGCTTTACGGTGTGAACTCTTTGGCTAATGCGAAAGGCACAGCGCTTACACCGGTGCAAAAAAGAGCGAAAGGCAAGCTCCCAAGTTGGCAACAGTTACTGGATATGGTGCAACAAGTGGTCGATTGGTACAACCAAGAGCATATCCATAGCGAAATTAGATGTATACCAGCTAAGAAATATCAGCAGATGTTACACCCGGAAGATGTGGTCATGCTGACGGATATTGAATTGCGTGATATGAGCCGACCTGAGTTTATCCGCACGCCTGAGCGAGGTTGGATAAGTTGGTGTAACAACAAATATTTTAATACCAAATTATTAGCAGTAGATGGGCAAGAAGTAGTGATTGGAATTGATATCCATAACGCCGAAAGCATACAGGTGCGAACCAAAGACGGCAGATTTGTGTGTGATGCGATTTGGAATGGTAACACAAGAGAAGCCTTTCCAGTGGCGATGCTGGAGCAGCAGCGTAAAGAACGCCATCAACGTCGCAGTAAGCTTAAAGAGCGACAACTGGCAGAGATTGATGCGGAGCTTAATCCTGTTATTACAATTGAGCATAAACCTGATTTTAACTTGTTGGCAACAGCAAGTAAGCCGAAAAAAGAGCCAGTGCCGTTATTTTTTACACAGGCAGAACGAGAAGATTACGAAAAAAAGTTAGCGGTAGGAGGCTAAAAAATGAAAAACCAACAGCTTAAAGAATTTATGCAAGCCCAAGGGTTAGGACAAAAGCAAGTAGCGAATGCCTTTGGTGTATCTGTGGCAACAGTGAGCCAATACTTGAGCGGTAAATATCAAGGCAACTGCGAAGAATTAGATCGCAAAGTAGATGAAATGCTCGAACGCCAGAAAGCTAAAGTGGTTGAGGCTAAATATAACGCTGAATTTGTACCAACTTTAGCGGCAAAACGTGGAATGGAAGTGATGCAGTTTGCCCACGTTGAAGGTGAAATTAATGTGATTTTTGGGGCAGCAGGTTTAGGAAAAACGCAAATGTTGAAAGAGTACGCTCGAAGAAATAGCTCTGCGGTGTTAATTGAGGTTGATCCGAGTTGTACGCCGAAAGTGCTACTACGCAAGATTGCAGAAACGGTCGGGGCAACGGCTCGTGGAATTAATAACGAGCTCTTAGACAGTATTGTAAGCAAACTTAAAGGCTCGGAGCGGTTGTTAATGGTGGATGAAGCAGAGTTGCTCTCTACTCGCTCATTAGAGTTTATCCGCCGCATCCATGATTTATCAGGGATTGGAGTGGTGTTGGCTGGCATGCCTCGCTTGTTGGTTAATCTCAAGGGTAAAAATAACGAGTTAGCACAGCTCTATAGCCGAGTAGGTTTTGCTTGTGATTTGGGTAATGCGTTAAGTGAAGAGGATTTAGGGTTATTAGCAGAAAGTGCGTTAAGAACAACTGAATTTAACACACCATTAATTAAAGCCTGTAACGGCAACGCCCGCCGATTAAGTAAGTTAATGCGAGGTGTAGTGCGATCAAGTGAAATTAATCAAATTCCGATTACCAAAGAGTTAATTGAACAATATAGCAAAATGTTAATCAGTTAGGAGGCTTATGTACCGTCAAATTTATGCAGCGTACCGTGGCGAAATTAATGTGGCAGACGGTACAGCAGAAGAATTAGCAATGAAGCTCGGTGTTAAAACGAAAACAGTATACAAGTGGGCAACGCCCAGCCACCACCGCAGAAATAAAGGACAACAAATTATCATCGTAAAATTAGACAAAGAGGAAGTGAAATGAACAACCAACCCCTAGCACACCCAAACCAAGCCCTATGTGGCAATAACAGCTTAACGATTGATTATTTAAGCCAAGTACAAAAATGTATCAAACGCCTAGACAAAATGGGATTACACGTAATCAACGTACATTTTGAACACATCAAACCCAAAGTGCGGGTACAACCTTGTGCGATTACCCAAATGTTACAAAAAAACAAACAGGCAATTTGCTATATCCGAGGCAACGACCCGCAACGTTATAGCGAATACCAAATGCTAGTAGAAGGCATCAAAGTCATCTGGCGAACCCATTTACATTAACCAACCAAGAGGAAAAAAAACATGACCATAAAAACCGAAATCAACGGCAAAATCTACTGGCAAGATGCAAAAGGGGCGTTAGTTGCCGAAGAGCTGATTAAAGACATTGACAAAACGAGGGACGAATTAATCAGCGAATTGATCCAATCCGCCTCAGCGTTACAACATCAAATACGCACGTTTAAACACAACGTATTTAACCGACATCGCCGCGTTTGTCGAACTCTCCGCCGAAAAATACAACGTCAGCATCGGCGGACGTAAAGGCAATATCACACTCTACAGCTTTGACGGTAAATACAAATTACAAGTTGCCGTTGCAGACCATATCCGCTTTGACGAACGTATTCACGCCGCCAAAGCCCAAATTGACGAGTGCTTGCACGAATGGTCGGCAGAAGCCCGACCTGAACTGCGGTCATTAATTGATAACGCCTTCCGAGTGGACAAAGAGGGCAACCTTTCCACCGCTCGCATTTTGTCCCTGCGTCGAGTGGATATCCAAGATGAACGCTGGACACAAGCCATGCAAGCCATTGCCGACAGCGTGCAAGTAGTGGGCAGCAAAGACTATATCCGCTTTTACGAACGAGACGAACAAGGCAAGTATCAACCAATCAGTTTAGATATGGCGGGGGTATAAATGAACGAACACACGATTATTATGCTTGGTTATGTTGCTGCCTTCTGCTTTATATGTTGGCTAATCTGTAAATATTAAAACCCTTTTCAATGCCCTTTAAACCCAATTTAAGGGGCATTTATAAAGTGTTTTAACCCCAAAAAAGGAAACATTATGACAAACCACATCATCCAATTTGACCGCTTTAAACACTACAGCCAACAAGCGGCAAACCTAGAAAGACAAGCCCAATGGGCAGAAGCGGCAAAAGCTTGGGAAGTCGCCGCCATTAACGCCCGACCACGCAACAAACACTGGTGCGAAAGCCGCCAAGCCTTTTGCCGAAAACAGGCGGAAGAAACCAAAAAAGGAAAATGGAGACCCCAATAATGCACGACCTTATTCCCAGCGAATATCAACAGAAACAAAAAATACTGGATGAAATCATCAGTAGCTTAGAAACCCTCGAATGGGCAAAAGACGCCTTAATTAACGGAGATTACACCGAAAGTTGCCGATTAATGAAACGAGCCGTAGCAGATTTACAAACCGAAGAACGGCGATTGCGAGTATTTATGTTTAATACCGCTAAGCCAACAAATAAAACGACTTTTTAACCCAAACCACAGGAGAAACCTTATGAAAAACAGTGATTTTATTCACATGAGCCAATGTCATATTTTTAGCATTAAATTTCCTTTACAGCCCATTTAGCAAAGTGGGCTGAATAATAGGTTTTAACAAGGAAAATCCAATGCACAGCAAAGCAAAATATATCCAACTCATCCACATTGCCAAGCAAAAATTAGCGATAGATGAATATAGCTATCGGGCAATGCTCAAACATATCACCGGCAAACACAGCACAACCCAAATGAGCTTGGCGGAATTGATGAAAGTTATGCACGAATTGGAACAAAAAGGCTTCAAAAAAACCGCAAAAAATCCAACACATTCGCCAAGTACAAAAAGTGCGGTGGCAAAAAGCAAGATTGCGACCAAAATTAGGGCGATTTGGATTGACATGCACAAACAAGGCATTATTCGAGACGGCTCGGAACAGGCGTTAAATAAATGGGTTCGTGGTATTGCAAACCCCATTTTAGCAAACCGAAAGCAACCCATTGTATTAAATGTACAATCGTTGAATGACCAAATGGCAAGCCTCGTGTTGGAACGGTTGAAAAAATGGCAACAAAGAACGGAAAAATAATCGCTTAAGTCGAACGCCATAATAGATAATCCTCGAAAAGGAAACACAAAATGACACACTTCAATATTAAAACCTCAAGCAACCAAAAAGGGCTTACGCCCCTTTTACCTGTTCGCCGAATTGTGCAACCAGCTGCACAATAAATTGAGCTTGTGAAAGCCCTTTTTCTTCCGCCAAACGCTCAATTTCAGCAATGGTAGTGAGCGGTAACTTCAACGCTTTATTTTTATAGCCTCGTTTTAAATCGCTTCTAGCGACAATTTCAGATCTTGACAATGCCATTTGATTTATCTCATAATGTGATTGTTTGAAGAACCGGGGTGCACGAACACCCCGGATTATCACTTAGTAAGCCGGCAAGCTCACTAACAACAACGTGATAAGGATAATTAACTTAAACATCTTGTTATCCTCTTCAAGCATAAGGATTAAGCCTTACACTCACTTTCAAGCTCTCCCTTGAAAGTGAGAATATTATAAGTTAGCTAGCCAATAAAGCCAAGAATAATTTCACGAAGCCCGCAAAAAAGATTGTGGGCTTTTTTATTAAAAATACAAAATAGTTTGAATAAAATATGTTGCATAAAATCGCTTTTTGGACTTGATTTTTGCGGAAATTTATTTTATTTTTGCGATCAGGTTCGAAAAACCAACACAAAACGGAAGCCACAACCGTTATCTCGTGGTATTTTTTTGTCTGCAACTTTTAAAAGTGCGGTCGAAAAAATCAAACTTTTTAAACAATGGTCGGGAGTGCGGCGAATACAACACTCGAAAGGGGAATAAGTCCAGTAGATTTTGTGCTACTTTTCGGCTCCCGACCGCCCTATCTGTTATGTTCGACAGTGCGAGGAATACAACACCCGAAAGGGGAATAACTCTGGTTTATGTTTCGTGTGTGGACACCTGTAGGTTAAATACGCAGGTTGTAGAGATGAAAATCTGAAATGAGCATAGATTTTTGAGCTGTCGAACGCCAAACAATAGGTTCCTCGAAAAGGAAACACAAAATGACACACTTCAATATTAAAACCTTTACTGGTTTAATTCTCAACATCCCTACTCAATTAGTAAATGCTCGTGATTTGCATAAGGAACTACAGAGCAAGCAGGAGTTTTCCAACTGGATAAAGCACCGTATTTCTGAATATGAATTTATGGAAAACCTTGATTTTATCGGTGTTGATAATATTATCATTACCGAGGCTGGTTTTCTTGGCAAGCGTGAAAAAGTTGTTAGAGATTACCATTTAACTATTGATATGGTAAAAGAGCTTTGTATGATTGAACGTACAAAATTAGGGCGAGCAGTCCGCCGTTATTTTATCAAAATGGAAAAAAAGGCAATTCTTGAAATTCCCCGCCTGCAAGCGGAAAACCATGTCTTAAAGCAACAATTGCTAGGCATTCCTACCGTTTTACGCCAAAATCCCGACATGTTGTTAAAACTCAAAAAACAAGCCCAACAAGCATTACTTACCGCCCACCCCGAATACAAAGAAATTTTGCGTTATCGGGACATGGGATTAACCAATACGGAAATCTGTACGCTTTTAAGGCTAAGCCCAACGGCATTAAAACGTCGTTTAGTTAAATTGTTTGAATTTGAGCTGATTGAACGTAAGGCTCAAAATCAATTCACCACAAAAACACAACTGTTACTCACTTTTAACGCATAAGGAGAACACCATGAAAAATTTATCTATCCAACTTCAAGACATGTTGGACAACTTCGACACCGTCGGCGATGCGTTATATAGCGTCAGTCATTTATTGGCAATTGCGGATAACACCCACGACCAAATTTCCTACTACCATCTTGCCAATCTGTTGCGTTTAATGGGCGACGGTTTGCAATACCGCTTGCAGGAAGCCAAACTCACCTTAAATAATTAATGCGTGGTTATCGGGCGAAGTGATTCGCCCTATTTTTTTTCTTTTCTGCAAAATTTTCCTATACAGGTTCACTATTTTCAAAATCTTACCGGATACTTCCCTTTAATTTTGTCATTAAGGGGAAATAATGGATTTTGAGGGTGTAGAAAATTATTTGCCGGAAAGCATCAAAGGAATTGTAGAAGTAATTGGATTGCTTGATACGGAAAAATTAGTCAAAGCTTTTGGCGGCGTGTCTTTTCAATTTTCCGGTTCGGCGAAATGTTTTGAGCGGTTGGTTGACGTGCTGGGAGAAGAAAGTGCGGTTAAATTACAGCGTTATATCGGTGTGGGAGAAGTTTATATTCCTCGTTGCGAGACGGCATTACGTATCTTAAGAAATCAACAAATCTATGCGGAGTTTTGCTATTTAACGGAAAATAAAAAGATGAGTGGTCGTATGGCTGTATTGGCATTATGTCCTAAATACCGAGTGTCAGATCGTACCGCATGGGAAGCAATTCGCTATTATCAACAAAACAGAAAAATGCAACAAATAGCATTAATATAATCGATAAAGTGCGTGGAAAAAACTCCTCGCTACCGGTTGCATTAAATGTGTTTTAATCCTCTTTAGGTCATACTTAGAGAGGATTTTTTATGTTCCCTATTTTAAAAATCGTTATCCATTGCTCCGCTACGCAAAACGGCAAACCTTTACGCAATAAAGCCCACACAGCAGCTCAAGTGATTGACCGCTGGCATGCAGAACGTGGCTTTAAGCGTACTTATGCAAATTTCACACAATTTAACCCGCACTTAAAACATATCGGCTACCACTATGTCATTGATACGGACGGCACAGTGGAAACAGGTCGCAAAGTCGGGGAAGTCGGTGCTCACGTCAAAGGATATAATCAACAATCTATCGGCATTTGTTTAGTCGGCGGTATCAGTATTACCGGCAAAAATTACGGACGATTTACCGCCCGACAATGGCGTTCCCTACACCATTTATTACGAAAACTGGAAAGCGAATATCCCGAAGCTCGTATCTGCGGACATCGTGATTTATCCCCTGACCAAAACGGCGACGGCACAATCAGCCCGAATGAATGGCTTAAACATTGTCCCTGTTTTGATGTGTGGGAATGGTTGGACAGTGAACAAATTATCAACGAAGCACATTTATTTAAAGAGTAAAACAACATGAAACTCAACGAATTAATTACTAACGCCGACGGTCGTCTTTCGACCACAGGCACAATCCAATTTTTCGGCTTTTTAGTGGCAACCTTTATCATGTTTTACAGCGTTTATATGGACAAACATTACGTCCCCGAATTATTCAGTACGTTTCTCTTTGCCTGCGTAGGCACCGCAGCAACAAAAGGGGCGGTCAATGTATTCAAACAACGCAACAAAGGAGAAGAACCATGATGTTACACCTGATTGCCATTATAGCTTCAGCGGTCGTGTTGATTGCCGGTTATCTCTTATGCCGTTTAAAACAAGCCAATAACGAAATCAACCGGCTATTTGAAACCAATAAAACCTTACAAGCTGAACAGAAAATTGCACAAACCCAAATAAACCATTTTGAAGTGAGAAAACGCCATGAAGAAAACGCTAACCGCACTGACCGTAACGGCATTATTGACCGCTTGCAACAGTCCAACGATCTCCGTGATTAACCCCGGCTGTGCCGGTTTTGCGGTGATTAAAGCCAGTCGCCAAGACACCACCGAAACCCTGCGACAGATTATGGTACATAACAAAACGTACCGAGAGATTTGTAAGGAGCGAAAACATGGCAATACAGATTGACGGCATGATGATATTTAATTTGTTAGTCGGTGTTGCTGTATTTTTTATTGGGCTTTGGTTTAAACGGCTAGATAAGGATTTTGGCGAATTACAACAAGAAATCAAAGATATCAAGCAGGATTATCAAAGTAAAGAAATGGCACAACAGATCAATAGAAGTGTTGAAACCCAGCTTGACCGTATTCTCTCGAAATTAAATCAAATTGAACAAAAACTAGATAACAAGGTGGACAAATGAGTAAGCGACAATACAGAAAATCAACAGAAGAAAAATTAGATCAAATTTTGGCGATAACAGAGATTATTAACCAAAAAGTAGATAAGCAAAATGAAGAGTTGGTCAAAATTAAAAATGATGTACAAGCCTTAGAACGGTTAGTGCAAGAAATGGCACGCAAAAACCGCAATACCGCATTGATTGCCGGAGGAATCAGCGGTGGATTGGTTGCTGTCGGGATTGAACTTATTCGGGTAAGTTTAGCGGGGTAATAATGGCACATAATCCAAAAGTGAAAGCCTATGTGCGACGTTATTATGTATTTGATCGTTTTACTCTTGAGCAATCTGCAGAGCGTGCCGGTGTATCGTTTAATACGGCTCGTCGCTGGAAAGCAGAAGCACTTAAAAACGGTGATGATTGGGATAAGGCACGTGATGTACAGATTATGGCAGGGGGTGAGCTGACGGATATTTCCCAAAGTTTGCTCACAGGGTTTATCGTGCAGTATCGCTCTACTATGGAAGAATTACAAAGCAATGCAGAGGTAAGCAGTAAAGATAAAGTATTGCTACTTGGCACGCTTGCCGACAGTTTTGCCAAAATGACCGCTGCAAGTAAAAAAATCTTGCCGGAAGTCTCAGAGCTTGCTGTCGCAATGCGGACGATTAAGCTGTTTGGCGACTTTATCCAGCAAACCCACCCGAATTTACTGGGTGATTTTTTAGAAGCGTTGAATGGGTTTGGGGCGGTGTTAGACCAAAATTTTAAAAAAGGTAAGTAGAAATGGCTACATTGTGTTTAGTTTGTGCCTGCATCATTGCGTGTAGCGGTAATAATGGCTGGGGTTGGTTTTTATTTGTAGCGTTATTGGTTGGAGATAAGTAGATGCGTAGTAAGGAGTTTTTGCAACAACTTGCTGCCTATGCAGACAGCCTACGGCAGAAAATAGAAGCCTCCTTTGAGGGCTGGGACGACAGTCCGCAAGCAGTGGCAAACCGCCGAAAATCGGTGATGAATGATAAAACAGGGCTGGAATTTTTTATCAATACTTACTTTCCGCACTATGTCCGCTCACCTGAAAAATCAGCGTTGCACCGTTATTTATTTCAGCGTTTGCCACAGATTTTTGCGACTAAAAAAAATTGTTTAGATGCCATTGCAGCACCTCGGGGTGAAGCGAAATCGACCATTGTAACCCAACTTACCACCCTATGGTGTTTAGTCACTCAGCGAAAACGCTATGTATTGTTAGTGATGGACAGTATCGACCAAGCCTACCCCATGTTAGAAGCGATTAAGGCAGAGTTGGAATTTAACAGCCGTATTCGCACCGATTTTCCCGACATTTTTGGAGAAGGGCGTGTTTGGCAAGCGGGGACAATTATTACCCGTATGAATCAAAAAGTACAGGTAGCAGGTTCAGGTAAAAAACTGCGGGGATTGCGTCATGGTGCTTACCGCCCTGATTTAGTGATTTTAGATGATATTGAAAATGACGAACAAGTCCGCAATCCTGAGCAACGGGATAAATTACATAACTGGCTAAAAAAAACCGTCCTTCCTCTCGGCTCGGCAGGCGATAAATTAGATGTTATTTACATTGGGACAATTTTGCACTATGACAGTGTACTTAACCGCACTTTGGCAAGTAAAGCATGGAATACGGCACACTTTAAAGCAATTATTCAACTTCCCGATAATATGGCATTGTGGGACAGATGGGAAGACCTCTATTTGCGTGACGGCGAAGCGGTGGCAGAGGCCTTTTATCACACAAACAAAGCTGAAATGAACAAAGGTGCGATTGTCTCTTGGGCAGCTCGCCCATTGCTTGACTTAATGAAAATTCGAGCAAGAGAAGGACATGCGACTTTTGACTCCGAATATCAAAATGACCCTGTTTCTGGTGATGAAGCAATTTTTGCACATAGTATTCAATACTGGACAGAATTACCTGATAACCTCATTTATTTCGGGGCATTAGATCCCTCAATGGGAAAAGCGGGGGCAAGCCGAGACCCGTCAGCGATTTTGGTCGGCGGTTATCATCGTGAAAGCGGAAAACTCTATGTAGTTGAGGCACAAATTAAAAAACGGCTACCTGATTTGATTATTGAAGATGTGATCAGACTGCACACGCAATATAACTGCCATCGTTGGTTTGTGGAGACAGTACAATTTCAGGAGTTTCTGCAAACCGAGTTAGTTAAACGCTCCGCTCAACGAGGAAAACCTGTACCAGCAACGGCGACCAAACCGAACAGCGACAAAATGTTGCGGATTGAAAGCCTCCAACCGCATATCGCCAACGGTTTAATTTTGTTACATCGCTCGCAATCGACGCTTGAAAGTCAGTTACGACATTTTCCGAAAGCGGATCACGATGACGGTCCCGATGCGTTGGAAATGTTATGGCGTAATGCAGTGAGCTCATCGGCACCAATTGAATGGGAAAGCATAGATGATAGTGAATATGGCGGGAGTAAATGGCGACATTAACACAAAAACGTAAACACAACCCCGAGGAATGAATCATATTCGCCTCCCACAACAACAAACCGCTAAACAGGACAAAAAATAAGCAAAAAGAAAAAACAGCCCAATGTTAAACAAAATTTAAAACAGGTTTTAAGCCCACCACAAACAGACTTAGCTGAAATTACTGCGACAGGGCGAGTGCTTTCCGACCACCCAAGCAATTTTATTACGCCCGCCAAAATGAAAACCATTTTTGACGAAGCGGAAAGTGGCGATATAACCGCTCAACACGAATTATTTATGGATATTGAAGAGCGGGATAGTGCGATTTTTGCCAATATCCAAACCCGTAAGCGTGCGACACTTGGGGTGGATTGGGCGATTGTTGCCCCTCGTAATGCAACACCGCAAGAGGAAAAGCTACGTGATGAAGTTGATGAGTTATTTTTCCAATTCGGTAACTTTGAAGATTTGGTCATGGATTGTATGGATGCCGTCGGACACGGTTTCGCTGCCTTGGAAATTGAATGGGGATTTAACGGCAGACTATGGTATCCAAACGCTTTTCATCATCGCCCGCCATCGTGGTTTAAGTGGGACAAACACGATAGCTTATTACTCAAAACCCCACAAAACCACGAGGGGGAGCCGTTACGTCCTTATGGTTGGGTGGTACATACGCACAAATCCCGCTCTACACAGGTGGCACGTAATAATTTATTCCGCACCTTGGCATGGTTGTATATGTTTAAATATTACAGTATCTACGATTTTGCCAAGTTTTTAGAAGTGTATGGTATGCCTATTCGTATTGGAAAATATGGAGCAGGGGCAACCTCAAACGAAAAACAAACGCTTAAACGTGCCTTAGCAGAAATCGGACACAATGCAGCAGGTATTATGCCGGAGTCGATGAGTATTGAACTGCATGATGTGGCAAGTGCGGGGAGTGCGGGAGGAAATAATCCGTTTTTGCAAATGGTGGATTGGTGCGAAAAATCTATTGCTCGTTTGATTTTAGGGCAAACCTTAACCTCAGGTGCAGACGGTAAAAGTTCAACTAATGCCCTTGGTAATGTGCATAACGAGGTACGTCGTGATTTGTTAGTGTCTGATGTAAAACAGTTAGAGCAAACCTTTACCCGACAGATTATTCTCCCGTTTTTGCAAATTAACTTCGGGAACATTGATCCGAGCCGTATTCCACGGTTTGAATTTGACACGAAAGAGCCAGCGGACTTGGCATTATTTGCCGACAGTTTGCCAAAATTAGTTGATGTTGGGTTACCTATTCCTGTGGAATGGGCAAGAGATAAACTCGGTATTCCTGAAGTGCAAGAGGGGGAAGCGGTTTTAGCTCGTGCAATACCTACGCAAGCAGTGGGGCTATCGGCACATGTTGCCAAAGAAACAACCTGCTCTTGCGGTTGCGGTGGTAAATTGTACGCATTATCTGACCGGCACAAGACCGGGATTAAAGAGCAGGATATCTTAGATGATTTAGCTAATGAAGCCTTTGCTGTACCTGATTTTAACGCCCAACTGGATCCTATAATGAAAAAAGCGGTAGCTGTAATCATGGCGTGCAATTCTTATGAGGAAGCTGCGGAAAAATTAGCGGAATCTTACCCCGATTTAGTCAGTGAAGAATATGAACGTTATTTATCCAATGCGTTATTTTTAGCGGATTTGTTAGGGATTGCAAATGCAGAAAGTTAATTTTGCTATCGGGCTTGAGCCTAAACAGGCAATTGCGTATTTACACCAAAAAAAGCAACTGGTAACTAAGGTAGTTAAGCAGGAACAGGTTGATAGTGCATTGGCTCGGGCAACGACCATTAGCAAACTCACCAGCCTTGAGATGACCCGTGATATTTACGAATCGATGGAAAAAGCGAGACGAGAAGGTAAATCCTTCCATCAATGGAAAAAAACGCTGACGGCTGAGTTTGAGCGTAAAGGTTGGGTATTTGGGCATGACAAAGGAATTAGTCGTGGAATTGACGGTAAATTACTTGCCGACCCGAAAACAGGGGAGTATTTCGGTACCCCTCGTCGTTTAAAAATAATTTACCGCACGAATATGCAACAAGCCTATTCCGCAGCACGTTATCAACGTTATATGGAAAATGTGGATAACGCCCCTTATTGGCAATATTCGGCAGTGAGCGACCAACGCTCTCGCCCAGCACATCAAGCCTTAAACGGCAAAATTTATCGCTATGACGATCCGTTTTGGGCGACTTTTTTTCCACCTAACGGTTTTAACTGTCGCTGTACTGTCATTGCCTTGGGTGAGCTTGATTTAAAACGCAAAGGGATTGATGAGGTCGGGAGTAGCGAGGCATTACTGGTCAACGCCAAACGTCCGCAAGATAAATTTGGTCATCAAGAAGAGACGATTGGTTTTAAATTGCCGGACGGTACGGTGCGATTGGCGGACAAGGGATTTGATTATAATGTAGGGCGTTTGACCTATAAGCCGAATTTGGATGTATACCCTGAAAAGCTGGCTCATCAGTTTGCGAAAGCGGAGATGAACGGTGGAGAATTTAAGCGGGCTTATGATTGGCTTAAAGATAAAATTGCACCTAAATTACCTGAATACAAGGCATTAAAAAATCGTGATCAGCGTGAGATTTACCTGAAAAACTTACGAAATACGTTAGAGCGAAATTTTAAGTTTGCTTCCGGATTACTTACTGACGAAACTAGAAAATTATTAAACACTCAACTTAAAACAGTTTGGTTATCTGACGATTCGTTAATTAAGCAAATTGCTCACCGAGAGGGGCAATTTGGAATTGAAACGTACAATGTTTTACCTGAAATTTTGCGTTTCCCTGATGAAGTAAAAAGTAAAAAAGACAAACACTTTGAATTTTATAAAACAATCAATGGTAGGCGTTATTTAGTTGTTATTAAGGTATTGGAAGAAGCAAAAGAAATTTATATGCAGTCGTTCAGAATGGATTAAGTATTGCACGGTGGGACTCGGTGTCCCCACGAATGTTTCCCAGCTCCAATAGCCTTCGTTTAGCAGTTTCCAAGATTTCCTGCTGCATGCAATACTAGCTGAATATACCCCTGTTTATTTTTAAAATCAACTATGCGGAGTAAGAAACGATGTCGGCTCATCAGTTTGCGAAAGCGGAGATGAGCGGTGGTGAGTTTAAATTGGCTTTTAACAAGTTGGAAGAAGCGGTAAATCAAGCCAAATGAGCTATTTGTACAATCATTTAGAATTCAGAATGAAAAAGAATGGAAAAAAGTATTTAAAGACCATTAGGGGGTACTGCCACTTCCCCACACGCTCTCGGACATCTGAGCAGAACCGGTCATCTCAGATAGGCTGCGATCGGCAGAATTCATCGCTTTTCTAATGGTCCTTGCGAATATACCTCTGTTTATTTTTAAAATCAACTATGCGGAGTAAAAATGATTAAAATCCAAACCCACGGCATTGCCGAAATTACCGCAACCCTTAATCAGCTTGCCGGTAAAGCTAAACATCGTAAACCGTTAATGCGTGATATTGCTGCTATAATGGAGAAAGCGGTATTGACCAATTTTAATGAGGGCGGTCGTCCGACATGGCTAGGCATTAAACATCGTCAAGGTACGCCGCTGATTGATAGCGGAATTTTAAAGAGCAGTATTACCTCCGAGTATGATAATAATTCGGCAGTAGTCGGGACAAATGAAGATTATGCAGCTATCCATCAATTCGGCGGTATGGCAGGACGAGGGCGTAAAGTAGAGATCCCCGCTCGTCCGTTTTTGGTTTTAACGTTGCAAGATGAAGAAGATATTTTGCAAGGTATACAGGACTATTTTCAACAAGTATTGGAGTAGTCAGTCGGCATGTGTTAAATTACCCCCTCTAAATCGCTCGCTATTGCGTTTTTTGGTTTAGGTGTAGGATTTATTGAGCGAAAATTTTTAAAATAAATTAAAACGTTTTAAAATGGTTTTAAATGGTTTTTAAAATGGGTTTTGGTTTATAATTTGTCAATTCGTTTTTTCTCCCGCACTTTTCGCTTTTTTCTCCCCTCCCCTCTTCTTTGATACAGCGTGGAAATTCCCCACCATTATTCTGTTATCCGTTCCTTTTATTATGTAACCTCATCAAGAATTCAGAGGTGATGAGATGAAATTCAAACTTAATCCGATTGCGTGTAGCTTCAACCTGAGCCAAGAGGCAAATGGACGTATTCAACTTTTCCCTTTTGGTTGGTTTGAGCCACAAGATGGACGTGGAGGACGTTTTTATGTAGGCGATTCAAACGGCTATCAATTAGCTGATGAGATTAATAATACCGATGTTGAGTTGATGATTGACTATGAGCATCAAACCCTCTTTATTGCCGAAAACGGTCAAGGTAATCCTGCTGCAGGCTGGATTAACAGGGCGGAATATATTTCAGGTCAGGGATTATTTGCTGATGTGAAGTGGACAAACAAAGCTGTGTCGGAAATTAAAGAGGGGATTTACCGTTATATTTCCCCGTTGTTTTTGGCTGATAGTAACGGCGTGGTGATTAAGGTATTGAATGCTGCACTGACTAACCGCCCCGCTTTGCATAATTTGCAAGAGGCGGTTGCGATGTCTAGTCAATTTTCCCATTTTCTAACCCTTCAAGAGGAAAATTCCGAAATGAAAACACTGTTAATTAAGTTATTTGCCCTCTCGGCAGATGCACCCGATGAGCAAATCATAGAAAAACTGACCGCACTTGATAAAGCCAAAGGGGACAGTTCCGTGGCGTTAAGTGATGTCTATATTGAATTGGCGAAAGAAAAAAAACAAGTGGTCATGCTTTCTACCAAAGTGAATAATCCCGATCCAGCAAAATTTGTGGCGTTAAGTGATTTACAAACGGTGCAAACCGAATTAAACAGCTTAAAGCAGCAAATTAACGATAAAGAGCGTGATGGGCTAATTCAAACCGCACTTTCAGACGGACGTTTATTGCCGGCACAAAAAGAATGGGCGGAAAACTTGGGTAAAACCAATTTGCAAGCATTATCGGACTATTTGAAAACAGTCTCGCCAAATCCGGCATTAGGCGGACAGTTGCAAGCAAAAGAGAACCCGACAGAAAATATCGTGGCGTTATCCGATGCTGAAATTGCCACAGCAAAATCGCTTGGCTTAAGTGCTGAAGAGTTTGTCGCACAGTACAAAAATGGAGGTAAATAATGAGCTTTAAAAAATCTGAACAGTTGAACATCTTAGATACGGTTTTTAAAAAAGAATTTAAAAATGGTTTAGGGTTGATGAAACCGCAGTGGGAAGTTGTTGCTATGGCGATTCCGTCCAGTACACAAACCAATACATACGGTTGGTTGGGGCATTTCCCGAAAATGCGTGAATGGGTGGGTGAACGTCAAATTCAAAAAATGCAGGCTCAAGGTATGACCATTGAAAATAAACTGTTTGAATCGACAGTTTCCGTGCCTCGAACCAATATTGAAGATGACCAAGTCGGTATGTTCTCGACCATATCAAAACAAGCGGGGCAAAGTGCGGCGGAATTGCCGGATGATTTAGTTTTTAGCTTGCTCAAAAAAGGGAAAACGACGCAATGTTACGACGGTAAGATGTTTTTTGGTATAGACCATCCGGTTTATGAAAACGTTGATGGTACAGGCAAGTCTGAAAATCAACGTAACTTAACGACGGGTAAAGCTGGCAAAAGCACTAAACCGAGCGGAGCTGGTGTAGCTGACGGTGCGTCTGAAAACGGTAAAACCGATAAACCGGCATTTTATATTTTAGATACGACCAATGCAATTAAGCCGTTAATTTGGCAAGAGCGTACTAAACCGGAAATTGAACCGAAATTCGATCCGTCAAAATCCGACAAAGTGTTTATGGAGGATATTTATTTATGGGGTGTGCGTGCACGTGGTAATGCAGGTTTCGGATTTTGGCAGCTTATCCACCGTGTAGAAAATAGCGAAATGACCAAAGAGGTTTTAGTCGAGGTAATAACGACAATGCGTCATTTAAAAGGTGATGGCGGTAAGTTGTTAAATATTCGTCCAAATGTATTGCTTGTTCCGCCATCATTGGAATATACCGCACGTCAATTAGTCGAAGCGGATGTAATCAACGGAACAACTAATGTTCTTAAGGGCGTTTTGAAAGTTGAAGTCAGTCCGTTTATTGTGGAGTAATCGGTTATTGGGCGTAGCAATACGCCCTGTTTAAAAAGACGTAACGAGAACGGGCAATAAATGAAAGGGAGAGTAAAGATGTATGCCACGATAAAGGACTTTGTCGCTCGTGTCGGAGAGTTAGAAACTATTGAACTGACTGACCGAGAAGCGGTGGGTGAGATAAATAGTACAGTGCTGGAAACGGCATTAAGCGATTCGACAAGTCAAATCGACGGTTATCTAAGTGGACGTTACAAACTGCCTTTGGTGATTGTGCCACAAAATTTAGTGCGGATTTGCTGTGATTTAGCTCGTTATCGTTTAGCCGGTGTATCGCACATGCCGATAACTGAAGAAATTGAAACTCGCTACAAACTTTGTATTAAGGAGTTAGAGTCTCTTTCTAAAGGTGTGGTGTCGCTTGGGGTAGAAGAGCTTAACAGTTCGAGGGGGAATGAGGATAACACAGTGCAGTTTTTTAACACAGGCAACCGTATTTTTGAGCGTAACCGCCGATGATAAACCAAATTGAGCAAGCATTAATTAACCGTCTTGAAGCAGGTTTAGGTACGATGGTTTATTCCGTGGGCAGTTATAGTGGCGAAATTAACGAGGAGCAGATCAGTACTCAACGTCTCCCCGCTTGTTTGGTTTCCTATGCCGGTTCGGATTTTGAAGTGAAGGCAATGGGGGCAAAAGCTAAGCGTTACATCACCACTGAGACCTTTGTGGTGCTGTTGTTGGTGCGTTCGATGCGTTCCACTGTTGCAGGACGTGTTGGTGGGGTGACTGATAAAGAGGTAGGGGTTAATCAACTTGCCGATGCGGTTAAATACTTACTGATTAATCAGACGTTAGATGGTTTGGTTACCCCGATTGCACCAAAACGTATCCGCACTATTCTTAATAACGCCGAGGTGAAAAAGCAAAAATACTCTGCTCTCGCCTTAGAGTTTGAGATGAGCTACCACGACACCGGTTATTTAGAGGACGGTCGCTACCCTGAGGGGGCAAGCCCACAAGAGCAGGTGTTTAAAGCGTACAAAGGCAAGCTGGATGAGCCACATCCTGATTTGCTGGGACTAAACAACCGGATATTTGATCCAACGAACAATGCAGCCACCGCAGTTACGGTGGTAAGCGAGGAAAAATGAAAAATAAACTCACTATTGATGACATTAAAGGTGTGATTGTTAATGAGCAATATGTTGTTAATGGCACATTAACAATTTGCGTATTAACACTCAAAAATGGTTATAAAGTCACTGGCGAAAGTGCCTGTTTAGATGTAGCCAACTTTGATGTAGAGATTGGCGAAAGTGTCGCTCATGCCAAGGCAGTCTCAAAAATCTGGGAGCTTGAAGGGTATTTGTTGGCACAAAAACGCTATGAGGAGGCAAATAATGTTAAAAGTTAAAGCAGCCAAAGATGTGCGTGTACCTTATGAAGACAGTCCGCATCGCTATATTGAGCAAGAGGTGGTTGAGGTGGATAACAGCCTCTATTACCAACGTCGTATTGCAGACGGTGATTTAATTGTTGTCACAGATAAAGTCCAACAAAGGGAGATTAAATAATGTCTGAGTTGAATATTGAATTTGACAAAATTCCAAACAGTATCCGTAATCCGGGTGTGTATACCGAGTATAACAATCGTGAAGCGGTAACAACGTTGCCTACCAATCAGCAAGAGGTGTTAATTATTGCCCCGATGACAACGGAGAGTGAAACGGCTTTTACCGCACCGGTGAAGTTATTTAGTGATGTAGAAGCGGAACAATTGTTTGGTACAGGTTCAACGGCACATTTAATGGTACGTCAAGCTATTCGCAACAATACCACGATTCGTTTAACCGTGATTGGGTTGAAAGATCATGACGCAGGTATTGCTGCAAGCGGTTCGATTAAATTAGCCGGTACAGTGAGTTATTCCGGTGTAGTAAGTCTTTATATTGGCGGTGAAGTGTATGAAATTGCGGCGAATAAAGGCGAAAGTGCGGAACAATTGGCAACACGTTTGGTTGCGGTAGTGAATGCCTCTCGTTTTTGTCCGGTGAACGCAACTATTGAAGAGAAAACCACTATAAAACTCACCGCAAAAAGCAAAGGGGAAATCGGTAATGAAATTGCATTATCAGCAAAAACAACTGCGAAAGACATTGCAATAACCGTTACGTCTTTTACAGGTGGACAGCGTAATGCACAAATTGCCTCGGCATTAGCCAGTGTTGCCGGTACACATTATAACATTATCATTTCGCCATTTTCCGATGATGAAAATGCGACAGCATTACGTCATCATTTGGAAACCTTAGCCAATCCGATTGAAGATAAACCGGCAATCGGTGTGATGGGCTGGCGTAGCAGTTTTGCCACGGGGACAACACTCGCTTCTCGCTTAAATTCTGAACATATTACAATAGGTTGGTATAAGGGGTGTCTTCAGTCTAATGCCATGATTGCTGCCGGTTACGGTGCGGTGATTGCGGGAGAAGAAGATCCGGCTCGTCCTCTCAATACGTTGGAAATTAAGGGGTTGAGCTTGGTCGATGACGCACAAAAACCGCTATTTAGTGAGGTTAATCAGGCGTTATTTAATGGGTTAAGTCCGTTGGGTGTGGTGGTTAATCGTGTACAAATCACACGTGCTATTACCACTTATACCAAGTCGGTTACCAATACGGACGACCCAAGCTACTTGGATTTAACCACTATTCGCACACTTCATTTTGTACGTAAAGCGATTCAAGACCGTCAGCGTTTGCGTTTCCCTCGTGCAAAAAATTCGCCACGCATGCCGAAAAAAGTGCGGTCGGAAGTGTTAGATGTGTTGTATAAGTTGGAGCAGTTGGAAATCATTGAAAACGTGGATCGCTGGAAAGACCGCTTATTAGTCGTGAAAAATCCGCAAGATCCGAGCTACTTAGATTTAAAAATTCCTGCGGATGTGGTTAATGGGTTACATGTGATTCGCAATCAAATTACGTTACTTTTATAAGGAGTTAAAGAATGGCTGAAATTTATGAAGGCTCTTGTGTGCTTGAAGTGGACGGTGTGGAGATTGAGGTCACTAAATTAGACGTCAAAATCAATACAGGGCGTAAGTTAGTTAAAACAATGAACAGTACGGGGCGTGCTAAAGGACATTCACAGGGTATTGAGGAAATTACACTTTCTGTTACCGCTGTTGAGCCGAAAGATGGGCGTGTGATTGATTGGAAAAATATCAAAGATGCGAAGCTGACCAAGTATCCACTTAACAATGCGGAAAAACGCACGTCTTATTTGGGGTGTTTTACGATTGAAGTAGGTGAATCTTATTCGGTGGATAATGAAATGTCACGTGATATTCAGTTGGGTGCGTTGCAAGAGGTGATTGAATAATGGCGAAATTATTAGGGATTAAATATCAAGGAAAATATCATCAAGCATTTGAAGTGAACTTATTAACGATTGGTGGTAATTGCACCGTTCAAGAGTTCATTGTTGAACTTGGCTTGGATAAAGAAGTGCTTAGTGAGCGTGAAAAAAGATTGTTGGATATGGTGTATTTAAGTCAACAGTTGCGTATTCAGGGGATTTTGCAAGAAGAATTAACCCCGCAATTTTTGTTGGATAACCTTTTGGAAGAGGATTATTGGCAAATTTTAGAAGCACTGATTGCCTTACGAAAAAAGCTATCAGCCGATGGGGAGAGCCTCAACCCGCCAGAGGTGGAAAACAGCAAAAATACAGTGTAGCCACGGCGTATAAGCAATATCGGCAAGCGGTAATTTTACTCTCAAAATTTGCTATGACGGCAAAGCAGGTGTGGCAAATGCCGGTATTGGAGTTGTCCGCTTGGATAAGAGATTATCTTGAACTGGAAGGGGTTAAGCCTTGCAAACCACAAGAGTTCACCCCTTTGGTATCGCATAAGAGCTTTGTTTTTACACATCGAGGAAAATTAGGGGCGTAAGCCTCTTTTTTATATGGTTAATAAATTAACTCCGTTTTAAGCAGGTTTTAAAATGAGTAAAAATATGAAAGTAGAAATTGAGGTAACGGCAAAAGACAGTGCCGCACCTGTCATCAATAAAACGACCCAAGAGACAAAAAAATCTTTTAAACAAACAGAACAGGCGGCACAACAAAGCAGTAAATCTCAAACCGAGGCAGCACGTAAAACGGCACAAGCTCGTGAGATATTAGGGGTAAGATCGGAACGCACTATTCGACGTGAACTTATACAAACTCGTGTAGCCTATGAGCGATTAAAACGTTCCGGTGTGGCTTCACAAAATGAGTTACAACGTGCAGCGGAAGTAACTAAAAAACGTGTACAAGAACTGAACACGGAGCTGGGAAAAACATCCTTTGGGGATAAAATGCGTGGTGTCGGACGTGGCATAATGAATATTGGGGCAGGTATTGTGGCAGGGTCTATGGTTGTTGCCCCTAAAATGATGGCAGCAGCTGATTATGATATGGCATTGGCTCGTATTGCCGATACGGGGTATTCGGGCGGTTCAATTGAGGAAAAAAACCTAGGAAAAGAAAAAATTCACCAAGCAATTAAAACATCGGTTACCCAATATGGCGGAACAAAAGAAGAAGCGTTGTCTGCGATTAATGAATTAATGGCACAAGGTAAAGTGAGCGTAGAAAGTGCGTTGGCGTTATTGCCGACTATTCAAAAAAACGCAACGGCGACAGGTGCATCAAGTGCTGAATTGACTAATATGGTCAATGCAATGTTGCAATTTGGAATAAAAGAGAGCGAGATTCAAACTGCACTTGATTATATGAACGCATCCGGTAAGGCAGGCGGTTTTGAGCTAAAGGATATGGCACAATATTTTCCGCAAGTTTTAGCCAATGCAGGGTATGCGGGATTGAGCGGGTTAGAAGATTTAAAAAAGGTGGGGGTTAATTTACAACAAGTTTACGGTGTATCCGGCGGAGCCTCCGAAACGGCTACAAATTTAAACAACTATTACGCTAAAGTAAAAGCGGTCAGTACAGCTAATAACCTTGAAAAATTGGAATTTACCGATGCTAAAGGTAAAAAAGTGGGTATTGATATGAAAAAATCCATGCAACATTATATGAATCAAGGGCAAAACGCTTCCGAGGCGATGCTGTCTATTATTGGTGATGTGTTAAAGCATGATAAAGAGTATCAGGCGTTGTTAACAAAATATCGACAGGCACAAGACAAAGATAAGAAAGCGGTTATGCAAAAAATCGCGAAATATATTGAGGGGACAAAAGTCGCTGAAATTATGCCGGATTTACAAGCTGGATTGGCAACTTATGCAATGCGTAACGACCAAAAAACGGCGGAAAATGTTACCGCACAATATGGTATTGCGGATAAAGGCGATTATAACAATGATAGTTTTCAGTATATCAGTCAGCAGAGTGCCTTTGCTTTCCAACAGGCAAAAAATAATTACGAAATGGAGCAAATAGAAAATTTTAACAAAGCGAATAATATCGCTGCGGAAGTGGCAAAGGAGTATTCCGGTTTTGCTCAGGAATTTCCTAATTTGAATCACGCTTTGGTAGGTGCAACGGAAGCGGTAAAAGCATTTGGTGCGGCGTTAATTGGCTCTGAGCTGATGAAAATGTTAGGCGGAAAAATTCCGTTAGGAAGAGGGGGATTAGGCAATATTTTTAGAGGGGGAGTAAATGTCGCTACGCAAACGGCAACAGCCTCGGCAGTTTCTACCGGAGCAAGTGCCGGAGCGGGTGCTTTAGCCCCTATTGTTGCCGGTGCGTTCGGATTATTTTATTCCAAAGAACTCAATGAGGGGGAATTGGATAAGGTGTTGCTGATGAATAAAGTTGCTTCAGGTGAAGCAACGCCGACAGAACTTGCTCAAGCGGATGCGATGTATGCCAAAACACGGCAAGATATTGAAGAGCGACGAAAACGTCGAGAAGCCCATCAGGAAATGCCTTTTACCCAAGAACAACAGGCAGAATATAACCGAGCATTAGCCCCAATTTTGGCTACATTACCTGAAAAAATCCGTATGGATACAGATGTGGTAGGTAAAACCTTGTCTTCCGCTATTGAGGTGAGGTTAGCCTCTCAATCACACACTATTGCTAACAATATTACGGTAGAGCTGGACGGACGTGTCATTGCCGAACAGGTCTCTGAACAACAATTTAATCTTAACAAACGGATGTAATTATTATGGGTTGGACGGTACCAATACGACAAGCCTCTTTTAAAGGGGTGAAATTTGATGTTATTAGTGTGGATGAAAGTTTTGAGCGAGCTGTTGCAGAGCATAGTTACCCTTTTGTCAATGGAGCGGACTTGGAAGATTTGGGGCTTAATAAGCAGACGGTTAAACTGCAAGCGGTCTGTTTCGGTGAGGGATATTACACGGATTATAAAAAACTCCTTGCTGTTATCCAATCCGAAGGGGCGGATGTGTTAGTGCATCCTGTGCGTGGGCGAATGCTGAATATGTTACTTCTTTCAGCCAATTTACGCCACGATGCCGACAATATCAATTATGTTACCTTGGATTTAACTTTTGCCGAGGCGACGCCAATGCAACCGATTTTTGTGTTTGAACATAGTTTGCTGTCAATCATAGATCGTTACCTTAATTTGCTTGAGGATTTTATGAATGAGGTGACGGATTTTTGGGTAAGTTGCATGGAAGTGATCGCATTTTCTCATCATATGAAAAGTCGACTTTTGAAACAATGGTCGGCGATTTATGGGTGTTATGAGCAATTAGCCGGTATGTTCGGACAAAATAATGCTTCCGCTAAACCATCAATAAATGTGAGTATAAAAGAGTTTACGCAGCAATCTACTACAACATTAACGCATTGCTACAAAATACTGCAATCGACTGCTGAAAAACGCCGATTTGCCTCGCAACTCGGGGTAAAAGCCGAATTTAACGAGTTAATGCGAGATTTGGGTAAGGCGTGTAATATTCCTCGTCATTTAGTGAATGGACAACAGCAAAAAATCACGACTGCTGCCCAGTTTTTTGCGACTCGGGAAAATCCGCAACGCCAAATTAATACGCATTTGTCAATCCAAGAGGTAAAAAACCTTGATTGTGCTTTGCACTTGATGAGTTGTAGCGTACTTGCCAAAGCGGGTGTAGAGATTATTGAACAACAGGCGGAAAACTTGACACCGGCGGAAATTGAGTATATTTGCCAACAAATTCGCACTCAAATTTTACATACACTTAATTTAGTACGAGCGTTACAGCAACTTGCAAAACAAGACGAGAAACAATCTCAGTCTAACAACGATATTTATGCTACTGGGTATCACGTTGCCGAGCGATTGCGGACAATGGCGGGGGAGATAATGCAAATGGCGGTTGTTGCTATTAATCAAAAACCACCTCTTATGGTGCGTGAAGTGCGGTTTGACAGTTGTATTCAACAGGTTGCCTTTGATTTTTACGGTAATTATCGTCGTTCGACGGAATTATTGCGACTTAATCCACAACTCAACCAGCCGAATTTTATTGAGCAAGGTACCTTGTTAAATGCGTATGTTAAATGAGAGGGGCGAGATGATTGAAAACGAGATTGTGCTGGAAATTGACGGTCGGCAACATAAACATTGGCAGAGTTATGATATTGACAGTGATTTTTTAATTCCTGCCGATAGTTTTAATTTTGAGTTGGGTAAATCTGCTCAAATGCAGACGTTGCCTAATTTTGCCGGTAAAAGTGCGGTGGTTAAAATCAATGGAGAGACGATACTTACTGGTATTGTAGATACCGTTCATCATCGCCTCAGTAAAAACGGACGGGGTTATTCACTTAACGGTAGAGACAAAGCTTCGTTATTGTTGGATTGTTCCGCACCGCTGACCAATGTTAAAGGGCTGACGTTATTGGAGGCGGTTAAAAAAATCGTTAATCCGCTCGGGATTAAGCAGGTAGTGCTTAAAGCGGAGCATAATCCAACACTGGATAAAGTAGATATTGATGTTGGTGAAAGTGCATGGGAAGCGATTATGCGTTGTGCTAACTTTGCTGGATTGCATTGTTGGTTTGAGCCAAAAGGTGTGCTGATGATAGGAGGAGCGGATTATAGTAGTTCACCGGTAGCAACGCTTTATTTGTCGGCAACTGAGCCGAGTAAAAACAATATTAGTGAAGCCAATCTTACTTTTGATGTGTCGCAAAGTTATTCCGAGGTAACGTTTTTAGCCCAAACGCACGGGCGAGAAAATGATCACGGTAAGCATAATTTAAAGTGGACTTATCAACATCCCGGTCTTGGTGTGTATAAGCCTAAAACGGTGGTGTTAAGTGATGTCGATAACCTTGAAGCACTTAAAAAACAAGCAAAAAAACAGATTGCAGATTGGCAACTGGATAATTTTAACCTGACTGTGATGGTATCCGATCATAAAACCCAAGGTGGGCAACTTTGGCAACCGGGGCAGAGGGTTCATATTGTCATTGAGGAATATGATATTGACGCCATCTTTTTTTTGATGGGACGACGTTTTACGTTAAGTCGCTCCGCCGGTACACAAACGGAATTACGTTTTAAACAAGATGGTATTTGGACACCGGACGCTTATAAAAGTAAAGCGGATAAGGCACGTAAACGCAAAGGCAAGAAACGTAAAGAGGATTTGGTCGGTTCGTGGGAGTTGCAATGAGACGGTTTAGTAAGCAGTTAAAAGATATTGCTAAAAATGTACAAAACGGTTCTCGCACTGCATTTCGTGGTGTGATCAACTTAGTTAAGAGTAAACCGCCACATCAACTTATGCAAGTGTCGGGGTTGTCTGGTGAAGTGTTGCATGATGTGGAGTTAATGCAACATTTCGGGTTTACCTCCGTACCGCCTGTCGGTACGCAAGCAGTGGTTATTCCGTTGGGCGGTAAAACGACACATGGAATTGTTGTGGCTACTGAAAATGGGGCATTTCGTGTTGTAGGGTTGGAGAGTGGCGAGGTGGCTGTTTATGATGAGAGTGGTTCAACTATTATTCTTAAAAAAGGGCGTGTCGTTGAGGTGGATTGTGATCAGTTTAAGGTTAAATGCAAATCTTACTCAGTGGAAGCAACGGATGGTGCTAATTTTAATACCCCCAAATTAGAAACCAATCGGGTTTTTACTGCACAGGGGCAAATTAACGGCAACGGCGGTATGGCAGTACAAGGCGGAGAGGGGGCTACCTTTAGCGGTAATATTACACAACAAGGCGGAAACTATACTACGGAGGGAGATGTGGTTGCCAGCGGTAAATCGCTTGTTACTCATACACATAACGAACAAGGCGACGGTGGTCCGACCTCTGCACCTTTATAAAAACAAAAACGGTTGATTGGATTTTAAGCTGTAAAAATCAACCGCTCTTCAGTGGAAACCTCTCTTCTCTTCTTTTTGCTACAAAGTCGCTATTCTCTCATTATGGACAGAGAGATCAGCCCGCTTACTAGGGACTATACCGATAGACAAATCAGTACACTGCAAAATGCCGTGTATATCAGATTGACCACACCATTAGGCTCTTGGTGGGCAGATGGGCGTGTAGGCTCTCTGCTTCATCTTATTCAACGTGAAAAAGATTTAGCCCGTGTCGGCTTGTTAGCACAACAATATGCCGAGGAAGCATTACAGCCGTTAATTGATGACGGGCGTGCTAAATCGATTCAAATTACCTATAAACAACCTCATAACGGCACACTGCTTTTGCATATTGTCGTGACTGATAATGGGGGGAATGTATTTGAATTTGAACATCACGTTAAGGTGATTTAAAGAGGTTTTAATATGTTTTTAACGCCCACTTTAGACGAGATACGCCAAGCGATTTTGCGTGATGTAGTCTCCCTAAATCCTACAGCAGATGTGGCTGTCGACTCTGACAATTATGCACGAGCCAGTAGTATTGCCGCTGTGGCGGAGGGAATTTACACGCATCAAAAATGGATCATCAAACAATTTTTCCCCGATACTGCCGATACTGAATTTTTAGAAAAACACGCGACATTGCGTGGCATTTCCCGACGTAAGGCAACTTATGCCAGCGGGCAAGGGCTAAAAGTTTTTGGTGATACCGGTTCTGTTATTGATGTCGGTAAGCAGGTTGTTACTGCTGACGGTCGTTTTTATGAAGTCATTGAGCAAGGACAAATTGCCGATAAATCGGTATTGCTTAAAGTGCGGTCGCTTAATAGCGGTGTAAGTCAAAATATTATCCAACCAATCAAGGCAAGTTTTATGTCCGCACCTGTTGGCGTACAAACTGAATGTGAGTTGAGAGAGATTGTTGGTGGTACAAATGATGAGACTGATACTTCCTTGCTTGAACGGTTACTTAATCGTATTCGCCGACCTGCAGCAGGTGGAAACAAATACGACTATAAAGCATGGGCATTAGATGTTGACGGGGTGGAATCTGCTTTTGTTTATCCGTTACGTCGTGGACTTGGTACGGTTGATATTGTGATCACAAGCAATCATGATTTACCTAGTGATGAAACGGTGCAACGAGTACAAGCTTATATTGATGAAATGCGACCAGTGACGGCAAAAGGGGTTAGTGTAGTTAAACCTACCGCTCGTCGTGTTGATTTTGTTATTAACGTAAAACTAAGCAGTGTTGCTTTAGACGAAATAACGCAAGAAATCACTATCGCACTTGGTGAGTATTTTAACCAATTACAACCGACAGAAGAATTAGTGCTTTCTAAATGCGAAGCGACGATCAGTAATTTAATCGGTGTAGTCGATAGCAAGATTGTCACACCTCGTACTAACTTAAAAGCCGATACTCATGAGCATTTGGAATGGTTTAGATTGGGTAAGGTTCAAGTGGAGGTAATGAGTTAATGCGACATGCCAAGTTGTTAACAGGGTTATATCCGCCTGTTTCTTATGATATTAACGCAGAACGATTTACCTCTCAATGTGTAGTTGATGGAGCTTGTTTTGACCGTTTGCAAGATTCCGCTGAACAGATTGCTAATGTGATTAATCCTATTACATCGGGACAAATGCTTATTGATTGGGAGCGGGTTTTAGGAATAACCAATGTTGATAAACCTTATCAACAGCGGGTACTGACGGTAATTGCCAAAATAAACGAAATAGGCGGTTTAAGTATTCCTTATTTTACTCAACTTGCACAATTTGCCGGTTATCACATCAAGATTGTTGAGCCTCAGCCGTTTCGAGCCGGAATAAACCGTTGCGGTGATTGTTTGGAAGCTGAAGAGGTGATTTATTCATGGCGAGTTCGCGTTTTCAGTAATACACAACAAGTTATCTTATTTCGAGCGGGAATGAATACAGCAGGCGATAAGTTGAATAGTTATAGCGATAGTTTAATTGAAACACTTTTTGAAGAACTAAAACCCGCACACACCTATGTGAGCTTTGAGTATGGAGAATAACAATGCGTGAGATTAACACTAGCGACAAACGTTTTCATAACGGCAACGGTCGCAATGAAATGGGGACTGTGGTGACTGCTGAATGGCTTAATGCAGTGCAAGATGAATTGGTGAATATAGTGACCGCACTGGGTGGGCATATTGATGAAAAAATACCGAATCAAATTGCGACCTTATTGTTGGCGAAATTAGGTGAAAAATCTGCCTTGGTCTCCCCAAATTTTACCGGCACACCAACTGCACCGACAGCATTACCATCGACTAATGATCAGCAAATCGCCACGACAGCATTTGTAAAAAAAGCCATTGCCGAATTAGTCGGATCTGCCCCTGAAGAATTAAATACATTGGAAGAACTTGCGGCAATGTTGGCAGAAAATGGGGATTTACGACGGACGTTACTGCAGAAAATTGCTGAAAAAGCACCGTTGTCACACAAACACCCGACTTCGGATATTGAAGGCTTACAAGAAGCCCTCGACGAAGCCGGTAAAAAAGGCTTGCCGGTTGGGGGCGATTGTGGCGTTTCCGAAAGAAGTTAAAAATCCCACTGGCTTTTTAAAATGCGATGGAACGACTATTGACCAACGCACCTACCCCGATTTATACCGCACTTTAGGCAATAAAAACACTTTACCCAATTTAACTCGCTCAGATGTCGGTATGACGGCGTATTTTGCGACAGATGAGATTCCTGAGGGCTGGATTGCGTTTGATGAAATCAAGGAAAAGGTAAAAGAAGATACCTACCCTGAATTACATAAATACCTAACTAAAAAATACGGCGATATTCAAAATGTTCCCAAAGCGGAAGACCGTTTTTTGCGTAATGCAGCAAATGAGCTGGTTGTGGGGAGGGTACAAGAGGATGCAATTAAAACGCATTACTTAAATTATGGCACAAACCATAATTCAAGTAATTATCAGTACCATGTAGACAATAATGACACAATTGCTACTGGGAATAATAAAACTGCGGATAATTATAAAATCCGCACTAACGGAGCAATATTCTATTCAGGTGCCGAAGAAACTCGTCCTAAGTCTCTTGTTCTCAAATTGTGCATTAAAGCCCAAAATACCTTTGACGATGTACAATTTTGGATTAAGGCGTTCGGAACTGTCGATAATCAAGGAATGATGGACGCAAGTAAAATCGCTGTAGCGTTGCAGGGCAAATCGGATTTAGGGCATTTGCACACAGCAAACCACATTACCGATTTTAACAGTGCCGTTGCCTCTCAGTTTAGCTATCAAAAAATCGGTAATGTTGAGGTACGCAAATATCCTGATGGTACGATGATTCAGACTGGTATTTTCACTCATAAAAGTGAAGGTTATACCGTGAAAAATCACGTGGTATTTCCAATTGCCTTTGTGGATAAAAATTACCGATGTTTCATAACAGAAAAATACGAAGATAGAGCGAGTGGTAAAGGACAATATAACTGGATATTTATGGCCGCGGATACAAATACCCAAGCAATTATCACTAACTGGTACTTGGGTAAGTCAGAATGGCTTGTTATCGGACGTTGGAAAGAGGACAAATAATGACAATTAAAAATCCAATTGCGTCGCATGAATTCCTAAAGCAAGGGCGATTTTTTCCCTTGTGGCTTTACGCAAGTGAGATGATTTTTCATATTGACTATATGCAGATTGAGTAATATTTAAACGGCTTGCCATGTCTTTTTGCGTTAATCCTAAATGCTCACGCCATGCAACAAGTGCGGAGCAATTATTTTCTAAGGCAAAAGTCGCCACAGCAAAAGGCACGCCACTATCTAAAGGAGAGGAAAGTTTTGCTTGTTGTTTTAACCATTCAAGGGTAGCGATGGGCATGACGGCAAAAGCAGGGTGTCCGCTTTCATCATGTAAATATTGAATGTTAGTAAGTGCGTTCATCTCGTTTTTTCACCTCTTCAATGGAAATAATATTCATCATATCGCCGGCAATTTCAAAGAAAACTCGGTAATCGCCGACCCTAAAACGATAGGGGTAACGATGATTAACAAGGGCTTTTACATTAGAACAAAAAGGAAAATGCGTTAATTCTTGGCATTTTCGTGCAATTTTCGCCCCTGTTGGAATTTTTCTTAATTGCTTTAACGCTTTGGGTTGGAAAATAACCGACTTCATGAATAAAGAATATAAGTTAAATATAAGTTTATTTTAGCAAAAACAACAACCAAGGACAACACATGAAAATCTACTTCAAAGACGGCTTTTATATGAGCCACATTCACAAAAATATTCCCCAAGGTGCGGTGGAAATCTCCGAAGATTTATACCGCTCTTTACTGATGGGTCAATCAGAAGGCAAACAAATAATCACAGATGAAAAGGGTTATCCGCAGTTAGCCGACCCGCAACCCAGTCCATTTCATCATATTGAAAAGGGGCAGTGGGTTATTTCGCCTGAAAATCAAACCGCACATTTAACCCAAGTGCGGGCGGAAATGCGAGAGAAAATCAATGCCTTGCGAGATGAAAAAATCAATGGCGGGGTGTTTGTGGAAGCGGTGGGCAAATGGATTGATACGGACGCTACGGCGGAGCGGAATATCTTATCCGTCAAAGCCAGTTATGATTTATTCGGTGATATGGAAATTGCGTGGACTTGTGCGGATAACGCTGTTTTGATGATAAATAAGGAAAAATTAATGCAAATTTGGCAGGCGTTAATGAATGCTAAAACAAGTAATCATGCTAATGCCTTGAAACATAAAACCGCTATGGAGCAATCGGACAATCCGGCGGAATATGATTATTCGGACGGGTGGACACAGTGTTATCACGACTACATTAAGGAGCAAGGCAATGAGTAAGGTGTATTTAGCTCTGTACAAGGGGCGAGGCGGTAGTCTCTATGACCGATTTACAGATGGGCTTATTCGTAAAATCACGAAAGGTCAATACAGTCATTGTGAAATTGCCATTGAGCAAACGGCGTTTTTAAGTGGCGATTATTATCCGTATATCACCTACGATTGCTACAGTTCAAGTCCTCGTGATGGCGGTGTGCGAAAAAAAGAAATGACCCTTAAGACAGAAAAATGGGATTTAATTCCGCTTGATAATCTCACTGAAGAACAAGTGAAAGCCTATTTTAAGAAGACAAAAGGGGCTAACTATGATTGGCAAGGCGTGTTTGGCTTAGTATTGGGTTTTCGTGAGAAAAAGAATAAATTCTTCTGTTCAGAGTGGTGTTTTAATGCCATATTCAGAAGCGAAGAGGGCTGGCGATTTAATCCTAATCAATTGGCGGTTATTTTACAAAATGGAGGTTTGACAAATGGAAAAATGACTAAAATCACGCCAAGCAAGCAAGCAAGCAAGCAAGCAAGCAAGCAAGCAAGCAAGCAAGCAAGCAAGCAAGCAAGCAAGCAAGCAAGCAAGCAAAGTGTAGATCACTTTAAACAAGCTCCGCTACCCTTTACAGGTCAAAAGCGGATGTTTTTTATCTCATTTTAA